TTACTGTTCAAAATCAAAACGCAATTGGATTTGACTATTGGCTCGACTCATCCAACATTGCCGGACCGTCTTACTCTCTAAACTTTTCAAATTTAAATCAATTGAATTCACTTGCAATGTATTTCAACGAGGCTCAGCGACTCGATCCAATCATTGGAACCAATCTTCTCCTCGGAACGGCACAATTCATTGAAAATCACACGCGTGTTCCAGCCAGGCCATTCTACATGTATTCGTTTTCACTCGACCCTGAATCGTCAAGACCGTCAGGCGCCGTCAACTTTGGAAGAATAAAACATCAATATTTTGATTTTTTTCTAGCCCCGCACAATCCGGCACTCGCACAGAATCGTGTCGTGACCATATGGGCCAGGTATTATCAATTCTTGGAGGTGACGGGGTTCACGAATATGCGTGTCCTTTTCGACAACATGGATGAAACTGGCCAAAGTTCTTTTATAGTTTAAAAGAATATGGACGTGTTCCTCCCAGTCATGGAATCTGCAATCGTCATCGCGGGCCATTACGCCCATGCATGTGGCCGCGACACGGTCCTCGCCGAGGATGTATACATGGGCCTCATGTTCTCAGCCAGGTATGTAACTGGAAAACAAATTGGAACTTTTTTTCCAGAAATTGAAGAAGAGGACGAGATTGAAGAAGAGGACGTGGAGGAGGCTGACCCGCCATGGAATCGCTACGAGGGATCAGACGCGAATCTTATTCTTGTGAATAAATGTGCAGACGAGTGGGACGAGTGGGAACCCGAGACGCCAGCCGAACGCGCGTTGAAGAATGCAGTTGAAAAGGCGAAGGAATCTTATGGAGGTGCCTGAACCGTGGGATCCAAATGACTGTGTTCAGTGGGCTCCAGTTCCATTTTCAAAAACAGAATTTAAAATTTTTAAAATTTCAGACTCGGATGTAGAAGAGGACGCACCAATGTTCGACAAGGTGCAATGGACGTCACTCCCAGACGAGTCGGACTTTGAGGATGAGTAATGAAAAATTCTTTTATAATAATAAATGCACCCAGCAATTGTTTTCACTCCGTCACTCATTACGAATGGCATCGCCCTGTGGTGGCTTCTGAGCCTCGAGCGGGCTGGGTGCTCGTGCGGCGCGGATTGGCGCCGCCAGTACCTCAAGGTTTGGTACGCTATCGCCATCGCCGCCCCGCTCGTGCTCATGCTCATCCGGGACGGAAAGTACCTCGTGCCGTTCGGGGTATTCATCAGCGCGGCTGGCCTGCTCGCGTTCTTTGCCCTCGTGAGCTTCCTGTGGGACATCGAGCGCCGCCCGTGTGAGTGTGCCCAGGACTGGCGCGAGAAGCTCATTCTTCTGACGACGGTCCTCGGAATTGCAGGAGGCGTGGCGGGCGTCATGATGGTCAGACGCCAGTAAAAAATTTCCTATGTAAGTAGTAAAATGGCATCTTCCCTCGTTTCCGCCGCCGTCGAGATTGAGTCTTTCGCCCTGAACGCCATTGTCGGCTCCCTCGCTTTCACTGCCAGCTTGTCGTGGCTCGACTTTGTGCGCGCCATGGTGTCTGCCGTCATCAACGTGCCGCGCAACACCAACTCATTCTTCCTGATCACCGCACTGCTGACGACCCTGCTGTCCGTCCTGGCGTACATGCTGATCAAGTTTGCCGCGCGCAACGTGACCATCCAGAAGCCTTCGAACGTATACGCCGTAACCCGCTAGGCGTACAAATCAGGCACGGGGTTCGGTCTCAAGAACGTCTTGTAGCCCCAGTATCCCATTGCAATTAAAACCAAAATAATGAGTATCGTCCATTTTCCAAATGGAGTCTTTTTAGGAGGTGGGGGCGGCGGAGGAGGTTTGGCTTGCTCGTCGAGCATTCGCTTAATTTCCAGGTCCCCGAGCCTACGGCTCATGTCCTTCAGATCCTCTTGCTCTTCTTCATATTCACGATCCCGAATATGAAGACGCAGCACAAATGCATTAGTTTCCCACCCTCTGAAATTCACTGGCGCCCCAGACTTGTCGACCCACTGAACCGTAAGACGCTGAAGAACACTGATGGGCTCGGGATACGTCACGGAAACACTATAGTCTTTATTCTCATGGAAGTTTTTGATACATCCCGAACCAACATCCATCATGACGGGTGCAAAGTTGCGATTGGCGTTCGAGCCACTCACTGTGCCGCTCGCCGTCAGCGCGCCAGCATCCACGTGACTCGGCGTCCTGAGCTCGTCAATGTCCAGGAACACGTATTCGTTCAGGCTCATGTTCACGAGGGTCGAGGACCGTATGATGTACTTGGCGGCGTAGGCCGGGTCCGTGGGGCCTGCGAGGGCGGACGTGAGCAGAGATCCCCGGGAAAGGCCGAGCATCGTAGCAAGTTCCTGGGAATGTATGAACACAGTAAAGGAGGCTGCTGATGAAAACAGGAAATGACCCTCGTCTGGGAGATAGTCAAGTACGATAGTACTTGCCGCCGTCAGGGCTGCTGCGAGTCCGTAGACACTGTAAAACCCTGGGTTTATGGAGACGTTTGAAGAGCTGACTGCTAGGACGTTTGATCCATTTGTACAGTTGTACATTGTATTAGGTACACGGGCACTGACCAGGTCGACACGTTCGATGTCCTTTATCGGCGTGGTCAGGTGGAGGACGTAGTTATTTCCAGATGGAAATAACCGGACGTCACGGTTCTTGGAGTCGGCGAAGAGCAGACGGGTGCTCATTCCTATGTTAAGTTTGGAATTTAACCCCGTGCCTCGAGCGCTGCGAGGCGGGACTCCATAGAGGCGAGCGACTGCTTGAGTGTGGTGTTCTCGGCCGAGAGTTCCTTTACAGACTTGATCAGAATTGGAATGAACTGTATGTAATTAAGGTAAAGGACTTGCGGCTTATCAGGTTCATTCACGGTAGAATCTACGTACCCTGCAAAATCTTTTGAATCTATACCGAATTTGTCTAGAACATCCTTAACGTCTTGAGCAATCAGACCATATTGAAGTCTGGTCCCGGCCGGCTTCGTGACGGTTCGCGGCTCATCAGTCACGGGGTTGACAACCGTTTGGGTATATTCTTTCCATGTAAATGTTTTAGGATTCAGCGCGTTAACAAAATCTATTCCAAGTGGAGCATCACTGATATTTTCTTTCAAATTTCGATCAGATGTGTTGAGAGCATTGACGGCGTATATTGTAGACCAACGGTTACTCGCGCCCCCGAGTTCACACGTGCTTCCCGATAGGGGGAAGAATGCTGTACCAGCGGCGTTCAATACAATATTACCCCCTGCTCCGTTATTCGAAACTATATATGTATTGTGATTTGTTTTCGTTCCGGTGAATCCAATAGTAGTACTCGTTCCCAACATCTGAGTCACGGTTGACTGAAGATTAGTAGCAGCAATCATATTTCCTATTCCAATCACTTCGAGCTTGTAGGCAGGTGCATTCGTCCCAATTCCTACGTTGCCGGCAAAATAAGCACTGCCATCTCCTGTAATATGTGCATATTTAGCTTCACCGGGAGTGCCAGCATTGCGTGTGACAGATATCATATTATAATTAAAATTTCCCTGCGCGGTATTAGATTGTAATTCAAGAAATGCACGATTTACATACGGAGCGCTATTATTCTGGCTGCCACCCGACGTTGTAATTTTAATAAGAGAATCTAGACCGAATTCATTTGGATTACCATTAACAAAAAGTGAAGGTCCTGAATTTGTCACTCCTAAAATATTAGAAGATCCGCGGACGTCAAGTTTCGCGTTTGGATTAGTCGTCCCGATGCCGACGTTGCCAGAATTTATATAACTCGGACCGTTTTGTCCTCGCAAAATAACGCCACCACCGAGGCTTCCGCTGTTGCTCAGTGACAAAAACCCACCCCCACCTGAAGTCGCACCCGTATAACCCAGCCTTCCTAGTTCACACGTCGTGTTTCGCCATGTGATATTATCAGCCGTGCCCGCCGCACCACACGACACATCAAGAGGAAATGCGGGACTCGCCGTCCCGATACCTACACGGCCATTATAATCTATGCGCATAGCTTCCGTCAATGAAGTCGACGCCTGAAGTGTAGACGCTGGTCGAGACTGCGTGTAACCAGCGGGCTGGTTGGCGACGTAAAAAACTAGCCCACCTGTGTAATCAGCCGTTTGAGTTCTTCGGAACCCGCCCATCGCCGCCTGTGTAGAATTATTATCAGTAAAAAGGATCAAGTTGTGACGATTATTCGCACCTGTGGCTACCGAATTATGGATTTCAACTGCAAAATTCAAGTTTGCAGTACTCGTTGAATCATTGCTACCGGCATATTGTGTAGAAAGTGTCCAAATGGGATTCGTCGTCCCGATTCCGACGTTTCCAGATGTTCCGCTTATGCGCATGACTTCGGCCATCGGCGCAGATGCCAGCCCCCCTGAGTGACGATTAAAAATAAGATCTCCCTGATTTCCATAATCGAAAAAAGGACCTGCACCGTTATCGCGGTTTACGGCCTGCGTACCTATGTACCAATGCCCGAGCCCCGGCCCCCCGTTGCAACTTCCTAGAGCAATGCCACCTCCGTTCTGATAACCGATTCCAAGAGTATTACTAAAGTGTACGAGGTTACTAAGAACGGTCAATGTTGCACCTAGACTCGCCGTCCCGATGCCGACATTCCCGTTCGCCCCCACGAAGAGAGCCGTAGCTCCGGTGGTCGTCTGGGCGCTGAACACGTTGCCCGTGCCGAACTGTCTCACGGTCAGCGCGTTTGCTGAAACTGCATTGCCGGTCACTAGGACTGCACTGGAGTTTATGAGCGTCGGGACCGTTGGGGCCCCCTGATTGAAGCTCATCGAGTACTATTACTTGGCGAGATTTGTTTGTGCAATCCGCATCCTCAGTTCGTTCCGGGTCGCCATCGGCCTGGCACCAGTCCACCACACACTTCATACTGATAAGATTTGTATTTAATTTTTTAAGAGTTTTCCGAATCTGAAACCCCAATGCCAATGTTTCAAAAAAATTTAGGCCAAGAAAAAACAATAATTTAAGAAAATTTAAAGTTTGTAGGAGGTGGTGCGAGGTCTGCACAAGAGCTTTGGGCTTTCACATTCGGAAAACGGGAGGGACCACCTGGGGTCCTGGGGGCCATAAAGTCCACGGGGCTCGGGACGTGCGTCCCTCCGTGGAGTCTATGAAATAATAGGGGCCCTGGGCACCTCCATAAAGTCAATCAAGTCTCACGCTGTGGATTTGAACACTCAAGCCGATGGCGCCACGGGCCACACGATCGCGAACGGGTCGGTCTGCGTCGTCACATCTCGCAGGGCCTGACGGTACGCGGCCCACTCGGACTTGTTTGGAACCTCGTAATCCGTGACGCTGCACGTCCAGTCGGATTCGTAGAGCTTCTGGCGCTGCTGGGCGCGGAGTTGGGACCATGCTGCAGCTGTTTTGGCCTCGACTTTGTCTGGGTCTTCGAGGAGGACGATTTCACCTGAATCGCCCCGGACCGCCTGGTCCGCCAGGACGTCGAAGGGCACGAGGCACTCGAGGTCGTCCGGGGCCCAGCGGTCACCGCCATTCGTGTTGTACTTGAGGATCACCTCCAGAGACTCGGGGTCGACTCGGGCGAAGGTGAAAACAGGGGTGGTCGTCATTTACTTGATATCTAGATGTTTTATTTCACTAAAGCTCACTTGATGCCGTATAATGAAACCAATAGAAAGTGCCGGTCACACCGGCGCCGACCGAAACAGTTGCAATTGCCGGTGATGATCGCTGCGCATTTGCTGCAATACTTGCTGTATCACCGTTGTCTCTGGCAGTACCTGTCGCCCCCGTTGTAGGGTTGTAGATTGTCGTTGTTACGGTACCCGGCTTCATCGGCACAGGAAATACAATTGGCACAAGAGCACCGATTGTGGCTTGTCCCATGACACCAACAGTTCCAACGGACGTGATGGTACCAGGTGCAACCGTTATATCATATGATTTTTGAAAATATCTCATGCACAACGCCAGTTCGGTCGCGTATGGTCGAACCTCGAAGGGTGTGGCGATGGAACCGGCTTCTACTTGGACGGAGGCGATGTTCCAGGTACCAGTGGCGTTTGAAGGTGCACGGAACGCGAACGAAACGCCGTCATCTCCGTTTGTTCCAAGCGTCTTTCCTGTAATCGAGGGCAAGAATGTAGTCCACGTGAAATATTGCCACGATGTTGAGAGTGTATATGTTGGCGAATTCGCAGGATAAACCGCTGTGGATGGACTCCCACCAGTACCGAACTGCTGACCAGTGTACATGGTAATTGTTGGCGTACCAGATACGGCCTGGGCCCAGAATGATACAGTGACGGTCTGACCAGCAAATGTTAGTACAGACTCGATCAGTTGTTCGAGTTGGTTAAATGTACCATCAGAACCGGCAACAGTCTGGGCCCACCGGAGGTAGTACTTGGGGTTTCCTGGGACGGCCGTTTGTCCAAGGGTAAAAGTCTGTCGTGAAAGTGTCCGGGTCGCACCTGTCCCGTCATAATTTACACGCCACCTGTCAGAAGTATACGTTGGTACAGCGGAAAGCGAAAAACTCGTCCCGCGTTGCCAAATGTCAAAGTTGCCGTTAATGATCCGGTTCCGGAACATCAACGGATTCCCACCAGACACGGTCCCTGAACACACAATGTCCCCAGCAACCTCCAGAGCTCGCGTGGGATTCACGACGCCGAGGCCCACGCGGCCGTCGGCGGTCACGTTGACCGACTCGATGGTGCCGTTGAGGACGAGTTCATATATTGTAGGTGCGGTACCTATAGAACCCGTGGCAATGCCGATAACAATTCGGTAATAGGTAAATGACTGTGAAGAATTGACCGAGTACGTCTTGTAAGTTCCCACTGTCCATGATGACGCGCCTGTCTGTTGGTCAACGAGTGACCAAATAGTTCCGTCACGCGAACCGAGAACGAACCATTTAGACGGCGCGTTTGCGCCGTCCGACGCGAGAGAATAGCTAGATGGCACAATTGACACTGGTATCTGAATTTGAAGCCACTGACCAGCGTAAGCCGTCCCGTTTGCGTCTACCGTAAAGACTGTACCTGTATATTGCGTGTCGAGTGTATAAGTTCCTGCAGAAGTTTGCCAATAAGTACTCGTAGATTTATCAAAACTTTTCCAAGAATTTTGAGACCCCAACTCACTACTCGCACTCGCCACATACGTCCCCTGCCCGTAGTAAGACAGACCAGTCATATTGGTCGCGTACCCGGTCATGGGCGCTGGCGGAAAGGCCAGGACGGTGTTGCAATTCGCGCCGCCGAGTTTAGGCACGACCATTTTGTTGGGTGAGAGGGGCACGCGCACGAGCAGACGAGTCGTCAAAGAGCCGCCCGTGACGTTCGACGCCGGGAACAGAGGGCTGGTCGAGGGCGTGAACGCGTTGTTGTTGTAGATCTGGGCCGCGCCCGAGCCTGTGGTGACCCTTAGGTTGGTGAGGGAGGAGGTCATTGGTAATGCGCCGCCAATAGTGGTTTGAAATATTGTAGTTGGTATAATACCCGTCGTATAACTTGCGATTGTACCAGACATTGTGAACCCTCCACTCGTCCCGGCAATCAGAGTCTGTGGCTGACCATTGAAATATATTTGGAGACGTTTCGTAGACGATTGGTGAATAACTGCAAGGTGTGTCCATGTTCCAGTTGAAATGGACGTCGTGGTCAGTGCGTATGAAAGTACTGAATTTATAAAAGAATACCATGCGACGGTACCGTTTATATTATAGTACAAAAGCCAGTGAGAGTTTCCAATCGTATCACCTTGATAGACGACGAATTGTTGAGATGCCAGACTGCTCGGATTCACCCAAGCCTCCACAACGAAATCGCCGAACGCGTAGATGTTCGAGTTTGAGAAAGGCTGACCCGTCGTGCCGAAACTGATGTAAGCGTTCGCCGTCCCCGGGAACACCAGGGACCCTTCACCGGCCGCGGCGAATCCCGAGGGCGCCGACGAGGACGTCGTGATGAGCGAAGTCAAGTTTCCAGTGGCCAGTGACAAAGAGTTGACGCCGAGGTCCACGGGCGCGTACGTCGTCTGACCGAGTGTGCCCAGGGCCGTGATGCTGCCCTGGATTGTCACGTTCGCTTGGACGACCGATGACATCTCTACTAAGGAGGAGCATTTATTTCGGCCCCCTCTTAGGGAGCGTCAGGAGACGCTCCCCAAATATTTTCTCGGCTAGTGTAAGATGGGCTTCGTGTACCTCGTCAAGAACATTGAGAGCGGCAAGTGTTACGTGGGTCAGACCAGGCGGAAAAAGGCCGAGGACCGCTGGAATCAGCACAGGTGGTCCATCACCAGTCCAAAAGAGAACGGAGTCCTCAAGCGCGCCATGAAGCTCCACGGACTCAATAAATTCTCGTTTGAGGTCATCTGCGAGATACCAAACGAAGATCTCGATGCCCGTGAGATTCATGAAATTGCCGATAGGGACACGATCGCCCCGAAAGGATACAATTTACAAAAGGGTGGGAAACTGACGTCAGCGCACCCATCCACGCGTGAACGTCTGAGTCAAGCTCTCAAGGGAAAGGGTATGGGTCGCAAGCACACAGAGGAATCCAAGCGCAAGATGAGTGAAGCGAGCAAAGGTCCCAAGAGCTACCTGTTCGGGGTCAAACTCACGGACGAGCAAAAGATGCAGAAAATGCTTGATAGCACGTTGGCCAAAAAGGTGAACCAGTACACACTCGACGGAAAGTTCATCAAGACGTGGATGAGCGTGTCACAGGTTCACCGTGAACTGAAAATCAAAGCGGTATCCAAGACGTGTAGTGGCGTCTTCAACACTCAGGGTGGGTTCAAATGGACCTGGTACACGGGTTCCGAAGAGTATGTGAAGCCCGTGAAGCACTTAAAAATAATTTAGTCAGCGTCAATAAGGAATGACCGAAGTCTATAAAGGACTGCCCATCGAACCCATGTACGAGGCGTGGAAGGCCCAGGAGGACAAGAAGGCCGAGTCGCACCGCAAGAAGCTCGAGCGGGACCGGAAGGCCAAGGAGCGGTACCGTGAGAAGAACCGCGAGAGACTGAACCAGGAGGCCAAGGA